AGTATTCATAGAAAAAAACAAACAAATACATTGTATACTCTTAATGCAATGAATAAGTTAATCGCCGACGAAAACAACGGCGTATTTGATAAAAGCTTTCAATTAAATTGGGAACTATATAAAAACAGCATTATACTAACTAACGAAATTGGTGTAAAAATAGTTCCATTAAAGTTGTTTTCTATTCAAGAAATTTGATATATATTTTAGACTTGATTTCAGTCGATACATAGTGTAGACTGATTTTAGGTTGGTTATATAACGAGTCGAGTGATTCGTTGAAATAATTAACTAATTAACAATTAAACAATTAAATAAATTATGGCATTAGATATTAGTAAGCTAAAGAGCCGTTTGAACTCTCTTTCAAACACAAATCAAAAATCCAACTTGATTTGGAAACCAAAGCCAGGCAAACAAGTGGTTCGTATTGTTCCCTACAAGTATGAACCTGATAATCCGTTTATCGAACTAAAGTTCCATTATAACATCAACAACAAGACTTATCTATCTCCTGATAGCTTTGGTCGTCCAGATCCAATCGTTGAGTTTTCCAACCGTTTGAAGAAGACTGGTTCCAAGGAAGATTGGCAGATGGGTCGTAAGATGGAACCCAAGATGCGTACTTTTGCTCCTGTAATCGTTCGTGGTGAAGAGCATGAAGGCGTTAAGTTCTGGGGATTCGGAAAGCAAGTTTATCAAGAACTTCTTTCAATCATCAGTGATCCTGATTTCGGTGATATTACCGATCTAACCAATGGTCGTGATATCGTTGTAGAATTCAAGACAGCTGAAGGCGGAGCTAGTTTCCCAGAAACCAGCATTCGTGTTAAGCCAAACGTAAGTGTCGCCGTAGATCCAAAGAATACCCAACTCTTGGATGCTCTAAAGGCACAAGTAAACATCTTGGATTTGTTTGAAGAACTATCCTATGATGACTTGAAGGAAGTTATGGATAAGTGGTTGAATCCAGAATCAGCCGCAACCGAAGTTGCAGCTGAACCTACTCCTAGTGGAGATGATGAGTAAAGACAGTGTAGAACAAGCATTTGATGACTTGTTTAACTCCTAAAAAATAAAAATAAGCCGGTGGAGTTTTTATACCCCACCGGCTTTCTAGTTATATACGTTATGGCAAAGAAAAGTGTTACAAAAGATACATCGGGTCAACGTGACGAATTAATCGAAATGTTGGCGAATGAGCTTAACAAAGCAAATAAAGACGGTGGTAAAATTGCACATTTCCTAGATGAACAAGATAATCCTTCAGAAATTACTGATTGGATTAGTACTGGCTCTTCTATTTTGGATCTTGCGATTAGTAATCGTCCACACGGCGGTCTACCAGTTGGTAAGATGGTTGAATTCAACGGACTTGAAGGTACTGGTAAGAGTCTATTGTCGGCACACGTTGTCGCAGATACACAGAAGAAGGGTGGAGTCGCTGTAGTAATTGATACTGAAAACGCAGCTGCGCCTGAGTTCTGGAAGAGTCTTGGTGTAGATTTGTCTAAGCTACTATATGTTCAATGTGAAACCGTTGAAGATATTTTTGCTCAGATGGAGAAGATGATCGCAATTGTTCGTAAGAGCAACAAAGATCGTATTCTTACAATCATTGTAGATTCTGTAGCAGCAGCATCTACTAAAGTTGAATTGGAAAGTGATCACGGTAAGGATGGATTTGCAACGGGTAAATCTATTATTATCAGTAAGGCAATGCGTAAGATTACTACTATGATTGGTAAACAGAAAGTATTGACTGTATTTACTAATCAACTACGTCAGAATTTAAATGCTATGGCATTTGGTGATAAGTACGTAGTAAGTGGTGGTAAGGCTTTAGCATATCATTGTAGTGTACGTGTTCGTTTGAATAATGCCGGTAAACTCAAGAAGGGTGAAGAAGTCATCGGAAACGAGTGTAAGGCAGTTGTTATCAAGAATCGTATGGGACCACCTCAACGTCAGGCCAATTTTGATATCTATTTTGATAGTGGAATTGCTGACTATGGCAGTTGGATTAAAGTTCTAAAAGAACAGAATCTAATTAAACAGGGTGGTGCTTATTATACTTATAAAAAGAACGATGGAAGCGAATGGAAGTTCCAATCCAAAGACTTTGTAAGTGTAATGCAGAGTGACAAACAATTGGGTGAAGAAATTTACCTGAAGATTTGTGACGCTGTAATTATGAAATACAAAGATCCCAATAGTCAAATTATTGAGGATGCTGTTGTGGACACACAAGAAGAAACTGCAGGCAACGAAGAATAAAAATGAGCGGATTCAGTTCATCTGAAAAGAAGAAACTGTTCTCCTTGTTTGAAAATATCAAGGGGGGTGTTGGAAACGATGGTCTACAAAAGAACATTAATTCTGACATCCTCCTTGTTGATGGCCTTAATACTTACATTCGTAGTTTTATGGCCATTCCTTCACTCAATGAAGACGGATTACATACCGGGGGTATTGCTGGTTTCTTAAAGAGTATTGGATATGCAATTAAATTACTTTCTCCTACCCGAGTTATTATTGTATTTGATGGTAAAGGTGGTAGTCAGAAACGTAGAAAGATATATCCAGGTTACAAAAACGGTAGAAAGACTGATATTCGTCTCAACCGTAATTACGAAGAATTATCTTCATCGCAGATTGAATCTGTTAACTTCAAAAAAGAATTGATTCGTACTGTAAATTATTTAGATACATTGCCTGTAACAGTTATGGCAATTGATCAAATAGAAGCGGACGACACAATTGCTTATTTAGCTAAAGAAACTTTTAAGGACAGTAATGTAACAATTATGTCTACTGATAAAGATTTTCTTCAACTAGCAAGTGACAAGATTAAAATCTGGAGTCCTGTAAAAAAGAAAATTTTTGGTTGTAAAGAAATAGTGGATGAATATGGAATTACTTGCAATAACTTTGTTTTATACAGAGTTATGGAAGGTGACGTTAGCGACAACATACCTGGACTAGATGGTGTGGGTTTAAAACGTGTAGTAAAAGCATTTCCATTTTTATCAGATGGTCAACAATATGGATTACAAGAAATTTATAATTACTCTGAAAACAACAGAGGTAAATATAAAATATATGATACCGTATTGGATAATAAGTTGTTACTAGAAAGAAATCACTCTTTGATGCAATTGAGTGATACGCAGGTTCAGTCATTTACACAATTACGTATAGAAGAAATAATAAAGACTCCTATTCGTAAAATAGATAAAATGACTTTTACGAAGTTGATTACAGAAGACAAAATGTGGAATAATATCCCAAATTATCACATTTGGTTGAATGAGTGTTTTGGCAAACTAAACAGTTTCATCGAATAAAAAATAAACGTTATTTAAACGTTGTGGTTGGTAAAAAACAGTGGTATAGTAGAGTTATCTTATGGAAAACAAAAAAGCAATTGATTCATTAACAAAATATGGCCGTGACTTCCAAATCAAGTGTATTTCGTGCTTGATATCTGATCGTTCATTTATTGAACGAATCCACGATATTATCGAAGTAGACTTCTTTGAAAGTGATGCAAATAAGTGGGTAGTAAAAGAAAGTATTAAATATTTCAATGAGTATAAAGATCTTCCAACATTAACAGTATTCAAAATTAAATTGGATGAGATCAATGATGAACTTCTAAAACGAAGCATCGTAGACAATCTCAAATTGGTATATCAAAAGGTTAGTGATAGTGATTTGAAATTTGTCAAAGAACAGTTTTTGGAATTCTGTAAGAATCAAAAGCTAAAGAACGCTATTATTGAAAGTGCTGATCTATTGGCACTTGGTCAATACGAAAAGATTAAAAACGTAGTTGACCACGCAATGAAAGCTGGTATGGAACGTAATATCGGTCACGATTACTCTGAAGACGTTGAAAAACGTATGAGTGTAATGAGTCGTAATTGTATTAAAACCAATTGGACTGAAATTGATACAATTATGGATGGTGGATTGGCAGCTGGTGAACTTGGTATTATTACAGCTTGTGCTGGTAGTGGTAAGAGTTGGGTACTATCCAAGTTGGGTGCCGAAGCAATGAAGCAGGGTAAGAATGTAGTTCATTTTACTCTTGAGTTGAATGAAAACTACGTGGGTCTACGTTATGATGCTTGTTTTACCGGAATTGATTTCCAAAACATTCGTAACAACGTTGATATCGTAAAGCAGAAGATTGCTGATGTTCCAGGCAAGTTGAAGATCAAATACTTCCCAATCAAGACAGTTAGTGCTTATAGTTTGAAAGCACATTGTGAACGATTGGCTGTACTTGGTACAAAGGTAGATATGATTATCGTTGACTATGCTGATATTCTACGTCCTTCTCAGAGTGAACGTAATAGTAACAGTTATAGTGAGGCTGGTGGTATCTATGAAGAGTTACGTGGTGTAGCTGGTGAACTACAAGTTCCCATTTGGAGTGCTTCACAGAGTAATCGTGCTGCTATGGACGAAGATATCATTCAGGCTAATAACATTGCTGATAGTTATCGTAAGATTATGACTGCTGACTTCGTTATGTCACTCAGTCGTAAAGTTAACGATAAACAGGCAAATACAGCACGATTCCACGTAATTAAGAATCGTTTCGGACCAGATGGTTTGACATTCCCAAGTAAGATGAATGCTGGTTGTGGTCACATTGAAATTTATGGAGAAAATAGCCGTGAGGGTATGAGTATTCTAAATGAAATGATGGACGGAGAAAACCAAGTCAAAAAGGCATTAAAGTCCAAGTGGAATGTACATAACAGCGATGACGAAGAATAATTTATAGTATGTAACGCACAAAAAACGTATAAAAAAATTATTAAAAAGTTATAATCTAAACACACAATAGACTATCCAAAAGATAGTTATTTTTTACCCATATGAATAAAGAAATTTTTATAAAGAAAAGAAATGGTAACGTCGAGAAATTCAATGCAGATAAAATCAATAAGATTTTGCAATGGGCTACCGAAGACATAAAAAGTGTTAGTTTTGAAGAAGTTGCAATGAATGCTCATCTATCGTTTTTCGATGGTATGACATCCAAAGACATTCATGCAATGTTGATTGAAGCTTCTGCAAATCTAATTTCTGAAGATAAACCCAATTATCAATATGTAGCTTCACGTTTATTGAATTACCAGTTACGTAAGAATGTTTGGGGTGGTAAGAATCCTCCTAAACTATATGATATCGTCAAAGCAAATATTGATGCTTTGGTATATGATGAAGAAATTTTAAATTGGTACACCAAACAAGAGTTTGATAAGCTAGATGAATTTTTACGTCACGACCGTGATTTTAATTTCACATATGCTGGTATTAAACAGTTGTGTGATAAGTATATGGTTCAAAATCGTGTAACCAAACAGATTTATGAAACCCCACAGTTTGCTTATATGCTTATCGCAATGACATTCTTTAAAGGTTATAAAGAAAATCGTCTTGATTATATCAAGAAGGCTTACAACTACTTTAGTAAGCATAAGATTAATCTGCCAACCCCTATTATGGCGGGTGTAAGAACTCCAATGAAGAGTTATGCTAGTTGTTCGTTATTCACTGTAGATGATGATCTTCGTAGTATTTTCAGTAACAATAGTGCTGTAGGATTTGCTACAGCTAGTCGTTATGGTATTGGATTGAATCTATCCAGACTACGTGCTACTAACGCTCCTATTCGTAATGGCGAAGTTGTACATACAGGACCAATTCCATTCGCTAAAGCATTTGAATCCACTGTAAAGAGCTGTCATCAAAACGGCATTCGTGGTGGTAGTGCAACTGTTAACTTTGCTTGGTTCCATTATGATATTTTAGATATTCTCGTATTGAAGAATAACCAAGGTACTGATGATAACCGTGTACGTAAGTTGGACTATTGTGTGGGATTGGATAAGTTAATCTTTGAACGTTTCTTGAAGAATCAAGACGTAACACTATTTAGTTATCACGAATGTCCTTCACTGTGGAATACTTTCGGTATGGAAGGATTTAAGGAGAAGTACGAAAAGGCTGAAGCCAACAAAAACATTAAGTTCAAGAAGAAAGTACCCGCTCGTGAATTGATGGGTCTATTGGCTAAAGAACGTCTTGAAACAGGACGTATTTATACAATGTTCGTTGATCACGCAAATGAACACGGTAGTTGGTTGGATCAAGTAGATACAAGCAATCTATGTCTTGAAGTAAATCATCCACTAATTCCAATTTATGATGTAAATGATCCAGATGGTGAAATTGGTGTTTGTGTCTTAGCAGCACTAAATTGGTTGGAAATCAAGGATGATAATGAAATGGAAAGTGTTTGTGATATCATTGTCAGAATGTTGGATGCTTTGATTGATCATCAAGAATATTTCGTACCAGCAGCAAAGAATTTTGCTACTAAACGTCGTAGTCTTGGTGTAGGCGTAAGTAACTTGGCTGCTCTATTGGCTAAAGAAGAATTGAAGTACTGGGATGTTAACGCTCCTAACTTTGTTTCTAAGTGGATGGAAAAGACCAGCTACTATCTAATCAAGGCTAGTGTTGAAATGGCAAAAGAATTGGGTAAATGTGAAAAGTTTGATCGTACCAAGTTCAGTCAAGGTATTTTGCCAATTGATACTTATAAGCGAGATGTAGATGAATTTATTACAGAACCACTACATTGTGATTGGGAAACACTTCGTGAAGAAATCAAGAAGTACGGTATGAGACACAGTACACTTACAGCTTGTATGCCTGTTGAATCTAGTAGTGTAATTCAGAGCAGCACCAATGGCATTGAACCACCACGTAGTGCTATTAGCTTCAAGGGAAGCAAGAGTAACATTTTGCCTGTGGTAGTTCCTAATATTGATAAGTACAAAGACAATTATACTTTTGCTTTTGATATGCCAAGTAATGAAGGTTACCTAAAGGTAGCAGCTGCTATCCAAAAGTTTACAGATATGAGTATCAGTACAAATACGTACTATATTCCATCACGTTACGAGAAAAATAAGGTGCCAGTTGAAGTTGTTATTAAAGACATCTTGTTGGCATACAAGTATGGATTGAAGAATCTATATTATGCTAATACTGATGACGGCGACAAACAGACCGCTATGGAAACAAAGTCTGTTGAGGCTAAACCAAAAGTACAAGAAGAATCTGGTTGTGCCAGTGGCGCTTGTGCTCTATAATAGGAGGATATATGAAGACAGTATTAAATAAGAAAAACATAGATCAGTTACGTAATCCAATGTTCTTGGGAGAAGATTTATCGCTACAACGATATGATCAGATCAAGTATCCTAAGTTTTACGAGTTGTATGATCAGCAACTAAACTTCTTTTGGAGACCCCAAGAAGTTTCATTGGTGAAAGACATCAGTGACTATAAGAATCTTTCACCAGAAGAACGATTTGTTTTTGATAGCAATCTCAAGTTTCAAACTATGACTGATAGTATGTTGAGTCGTAGTATTCACGAA